TTATATCAATTCTATGGCTTTTCGTAGTTCTTCAATATCTTTATGGGTATAAATTTTTTCAGTAGTGATGAAGCTGTTATGGCCAATTAATTTTTTAATAGAGGTCGAATTTGCTTCAGCATTGTTCAATAAAGTAGCAAATGTATGTCTTGCATCATGTGGCTTATGAGACATTCCAAGTTGCTCCATTATAGGCAAGAATTTTTCTCTATAGTAATTATCATATAGCATTTGTTCATCTTTAACGTTAGTTACTAAATATTCATGTCCGCTATTAGCTCTATTAACCACCAAATTAAATATTTTAGGGTTAATAGGTATAATCCTATCTTTTCCTGCATCAGTCTTAATACCGCCTTTAATAGTCCTATTATTAATATCAATATCAGAACACTTTATTAATAGCAGTTCTCCAACCCTTAGACCAGTATAAATCATTATTAAAATTGTATCTACAAACGGAATTTCTGGTTCAACTTCAAACAATCGGTTAATTTCATCTAAGGAAAAAGGTTTTCTAGATGATCCATCTGTATTTTTACCAATATCAACATAATCAGAATAATCTTTTGATACTATATCATTTTCCATTGCATATTTAAAAAGCTGATTGTATAAGCTCTTTATCTTTCTAAGTGTTCCATGTCCCTTATTACAATTAGTAATTACTTCTTGCATGTGCATTGTTTTAATGTCAACAAACTTCATATTATGTAGACTCTCAGACAATTTAAACGAAGCGTTATATCCATTAATAGCAGATTGGCTTATGCCTTCAAATTTGTTTTCTTTCCATTTATCAAACACTTCAGAAAAAGTAATTGTACTAACTTCAATCGAATAAGGGTTTCTATTAAAATCTGCCAAGGCAGCAATAGCATCTTTTCTGCTTTCATAGTATCCAATAGTTCTATATAATTGTTTTCCAGCATCATCCCATCCTATGGTCTTTCTAGCCATAAAGGGTTTTCTCCTTTTTCCTTTAAGTTTATATACAGTTCCATATCCATTAGGATTCCTCATTACATAACAGTCCTTTCTTTTATCTTGTTGTTATAATATTCATACAAATACTTTGAAAAGTACATTTAGAAAGAATACATATTTTAATGCGAAATAAGTATTTTAAATACAGCAAGCTTCATAAGCAACTTCATTCTTTTTTAATATGCTTTTTATTTTGCTGTATCTTTTTTCGTCTATAACGATTGAATAAATTTTATATTGAAGTATTTCATCTGTTATATTGAAACAATCACAAATATCACAAGGAGTAGATATACAATTACATAATGCTTTGGCAAAGTCATCATCACTGATTAAGAAATTTGCTGCCCAATATTTAGCTTGTTTTTCCTTTTTGTTTTTTTGAAGTTTTTCAGAATAAGATCTAGATCTCTGAGGTAAGTTTCCTAGAGTAGTAAAATGATGTCCCAGTTCTTCACTAAGAATGGATATAAGTCTACACCTATCATTTATAATAGACTTATCAATAAATATAGTTGGAGGGAAGCTAGGAATATTAAGATATAATCCTTTAGTGTTGCTATGATTAATATTAGTTTCTTCAATAATTATATTTTCCTTTTCCATCAATTCAAAAAGTTTACTTAATTTCTTCATATGTCCATCACCGCCATTATCAGTATTTCTGATAATATTATAATACGAATGTATGTTTGGTGCAAGAGCATTAAAAAAGGTGTTCGCGAAGAACACCTTTTTTAAAAAGCTATTTTTTATATTTTTGTCTAATAAATTCAACAAATCCATTTATTTCTTTTATTGCTTCGTCTGGAAGATCATCATAATCAGTATCGCTATGAAGAGCAATAGTAATATTAGGATCATCAGTATAATGTCTGTAATCAGTTAATCCCATTAGCCAATCAAGAGAAACATCAAAAAACTTCGCAAACTTTTTTTTCATTTCATCATCTGCTTGCCTTTTATTTAGTTCATATTGAGATATTCGTGTTTTATGTAAACCAAATTTATGGCCAAGTTCTTCTTGTGTAAGTTCTTTCTCTATTCTTAATTCACGTAATCTCTCGCCAAAAGATGACATAGAACCAACTCCTTCATATATTTATTATAGTATACATTTTGTCTACTATAAATATTGTAGACAAAAAGATTACAAAAAGTATTGACAGTAGTCAAAATGTATACTATATTATATTTAAGAAAACAATTTGTCTACTTGGAAGAAGGTGAAGAAATGTATGCAAAATTAAAAGAAATCAGAGAAAATAGAGGAACAACGCAAGACGAAATGGCAATTCTACTTGGATATAAGCATAAAAGTGGATATAATAAGTTGGAAAATGGTGAAAGAAAAATATCCATCGAACAAGCAAAAGTTATATCTGATTTTTTCAATAAGAGCATAGAAGAAATTTTTTTTAACAACTAAGTAAACAATATGACTACTTAATTATATTTTAGAAATGGAGGAAAATAAATGGTACAAGAGTACAGAAATATTTACCAAATAGCGAGAGAAAGTAAAGGCTTGACCCAAGAAAAAGCATCCGAACTAATGGACATATCCGTTGATAGTTTAAGAGCTTATGAAGGTGGAAAGAGAGTTCCGCCAGATAGAGTAGTTATTATGATGATTGAAATTTATGATACACAATATTTAGCATATCAGCATTTAAAAACAAGTGCAGAAGTAGGGAAGAAGTATTTGCCTAATATTGAGCTTACAGAGCTTCCACTTGCTATACTGAAGCTTCAAAAAGAGGTCGCAGATTTTATTAAATGCAAGGATATAATGATTCAAATCACATGTGATGGAATTATTGACGATGAAGAGAGACCACAATGGAATCAAATAATGAAAGAGTTGGATGATGTTGTTGAAGCTATTATGGCTTTGAAATTCGCAAAATAAAGGAGTGTTTACAAAATGGTTGGGAATATAAAAGTAGAAAAGGCAGCTCAAATTATGGGAAAGTCCCAGCAGTTTGTAAGAATTGGATTACAACGTGGATTATTACCATTTGGAACAGCTATAAAAATGTCTAGTATGTGGACTTATCACATATCGCCGAAATTATTTTTTGATTATGTAGGTCTTGAATTTAAAGAGATAGAAGGAGGTAATAAAAATGTGCAAAATTAAATGTCCACACTTTATCCACAATAGCCATAAATTGCGAATTAAAATTGAGGATAAGGATATTAGACAAGTATATTTGCTTAAGTTTTGTTGTGGGAGACATACAATGTGTAATTTGTGTAAGGAGGATTAATATGGAGAAATGCAAGCAACATATTATAGCTTTAATTGATGGCAATAAAAAAGAACCTCAAGAAAAGGTTCAATAAGTTTTGATTTACGTTCTTTGAGATACGGACTGCAATCCGTATCTCCATTATAAATTATTTGATTGGAGATGTAAATAGGTGAAAATTATAAGTTTTTTAAATATAAAAGGTGGAGTTGCTAAAACAACTTCATGTGTAAATGTAGCAGCAGAGTTAGGAAAACAAGGCAAAAAGGTTTTAGTTATAGATCTTGATCCTCAAAGTAATTCAACTAAGTATTTAGGATTGTATTATCCAAATTCATTGGGATCATATCATCTACTTAATGGTGAAGATGTAAGTGTTACTATAACTCAATATAGCAATGTATGGCTTGTTCCTGCAAATATAAACCTTATTGCAAGTGAATCAGAGATATTAGCAGATACTAAAAGAGCTAGAGAAACAAGGCTTAAAAAATGGTTAGATAAGTCCGAAGAAGGATTCGATTATGTTCTAATAGACTGCCCACCATCATTAGGCATGATTTCAATAAACGCTTTAGCTGCTAGCGACTATGTTTTAGTTCCACTTAAGATTGATAAATTCTCATTGGATGGTTTTGAATATTTAATCGATAGCGTTAATTCAGTTAGGGATGAGTTTAACGAAAAATTGAAACTGCTAGGCGTATTTATAACCATGGACAGATCAACAAGGATAAATAGAGAGGTTAAGGAAGAACTTAGAGAAGAATTAGGCGATTTGCTTTTTAAGCAGAGCATAAGAGAGAATGTGGATGTTATTAAGAGTACTTTTGAATCTACTCCATTAATTTACTTTAATAACAGAGCGGCTGCATCTAAAGATTATAAATCATTAGTAAGTGAGTTACAATGTCGTCTTATTTAAAGGGATTAGCCGATAAGATTAATGGAGTAGAGAATAAGAGTTTTACACAGGAGCTAGATATCAATCTTCTAGTTCCATCCTCAAGCAATTTTTATGGCATCAGAGAGATAGAAGACCTTGCAGAATCTATTAAGGAAAATGGTCTTATGCATAACCTTGTAGTAAGAAAAAAAGATGATGGAACATATGAGATTATATCTGGCGAAAGAAGATATAGAGCGTTGAAAAGCCTTGGTTATGAAAAAATACCATGCCAAGTTAAAGAAAATCTTAATGATTTAGATGCAGAGCTTATGCTAATACAAGCAAATGCAGAGCAAAGAGAATTGACACCAAGCGAAAAAATGGAAGGTATTAAAAGGCTTGAAGCCATTTATAAGAAAAAGAGAAATAATGGAGAAAAGCTTCAAGGGAAAACGAGAGATCTGATAGGAAAAGATTTAGGACTTTCAGGAGTCCAAGTTGGGCGTTACAAGAAGGTAGATAAGGATTTAATACCAGATCTTAAAGAAAAGCTTGATAAGGAAGAGATAACACTAACTCAAGCACATACATTAAGTAGTTTATCAGAATCTGAACAGAAAGTTATTCATGAGGAAATTAAAGATTTAAATGCAAAGGAATCTAAAGAGGAAATTGAAGTTTTGGTACAAGGCATAAAACAGCCTATTGAAAGTAAATTGGATAAGGATTTACTTCAAGAAATGTATCCTGATAAGGCTTTAATTAATAAGGCAGAAGAGAAGAAAAATTCCTTATCTGAAAAGTATTTAACCAAAATTAAAAAGAAACCAGATAGTAAAGAGGATTATATAACGGACATAAGACAGAAATTAAGTAGAATGTTGGAATATGATTTACATCCTACAGTGATTATAAAAGACAACAAGTTTAATGTATTTTTCTATAATGTTGAACAAGTATTGATTTTAGATAGAGAGATAAGAGGGCATATACCTGGGTCAGTATTAAATCTATATACAAAATGTATTTGTGAAATAGACGAAATACCAGGAGTTAACGAAGATTTATTTAAAGGATCAGCTTATAAACTAAATGAAGGTGTATATTTATATTTTTCTAACTATAGCAGCAAAATGAGAAGACTTTATAAAAGAGGATTAATAGAAATTAATAATCAGGGGTGGGACTTATGAAATACACTATAGAGGGTTTTTCACAGCAAGCATTGATTGAATTTAACCTAGATGAAAAGGATGCACTAATTTTAAGGTATTTTATAGATTTTAAAGATAGTGGAAAGATGTCAATGAAAATAATTAATAATAAGCCTTTCTATTGGCTAAAATCAGCATCTTTATTAGAAGAATTACCAATCATGAAAATTAGTAGTAACGATGTATTAAAACGTAGATTAAATAAATTAACTGAATGCAAAGTATTAGAACATGAACATGTTAAAGTTGGTGGAAGATTTGCATTTTATGCAGTCGGAGAAAACTATTATAAGTTAGTTACTGATGATACGACTCAAAAGTCGGAAGGTATACGACCAGAAAGTCGGAAGGATACGACTAAAAAGTCGGAAGAATACGACTCAAAGGTCGGAACAAAAAACCCATCTACTAATCCATCTACTAAATCCTATATATCTTGTGGAACAGAGAAATCTGATTCCACGGATAAAGTGCCTTATGAAATTATTATTGATTTGTTTAATAGCATCTGTAAGTCCTTACCAAGAGTCAAGGCTAGGAACAAGACTAGAGACAAGCATATAAAGACTATGTATAAGGCACTTGGTTCTGACAGAGTTAAAGAGCTATTTGCCTTAGTAGAGAGTAGTGATTATCTTTCAGGTAGAAATGATAAGTGGTTAAATTGTAGCTTTGATTGGGTAATCAAAGAAAGTAATTATATAAAGGTCTTAGAAGGTAATTACAGCAGAAAACAAGGAAATGTAATTCAAATGCCAACAAAAAATAATGAGCAAAATGAAATCAAATTTGATACAGAAAAGTTAGGAGATTTGTAGTATGGAAAATTTAGAAAGAATATTACCCAATAACATAGAAGCTGAACAATCCGTATTAGGTTGCATAATCAGCAATATTGACAAGGTTATAAATATTGAATCTATATTGAGTAGCGATGATTTTTACGTAGACAAGCATAAAAAAATTTATGAGGTTGTAATATCGCTTGTTAATAGAGGTATAGGCGTAGATCTTATAACTGTAATTGAAGAGATTAGGAAAAAGGAATTACTCGACAGATGTGGAGGAGTGACTTATATAACAGAGCTGTCTACTTCATACTTTGAAAGCAGCAATGTTATTGCTTATGCGGAGATAATAAAAGAAAAAGCTAATAGACGCAGACTAATAAAGACAAGTAAGAATTTATTACAAAAAGCTTATGATGAGGAAAATATAAAGAATATCATTGATTACACAGAAAATGAATTATACAAAGTTTCATCAAGTCAAACTACAAGTGATATAGTGCCAATTACTGACGCAGTTGAACAAACACTTATGACCTTAGAAGAAAGATGCAAGAACGGAGGACAATTAGCTGGATTAAGCACTGGTTTTAATGAGCTAGATAGAATAACATCTGGACTAAAGAAATCGGATTTTGTAGTGATTGCAGCAAGACCATCAATGGGGAAAACAGCGCTAGCCTTAAACATAGGACAATCAGTTTCAAAAGATGCTAATGTAGCAATTTTTTCGTTAGAAATGCCTAGAGAACAACTTATGGATAGACTTTTAAGCGCAAAATGCTTAATTGATTTTTCTAAAATATCAACTGGTCAGTTAGATGATAAAGAATTCAGTAAGGTTTTTGTAGGTTCAAATGATTTGATGAGAAGAAAGTTATTTATAGATGACACTTCATCATTGCTTGGAGATATTAAAGCTAAATGTAGGAAACTAAAAATACAGAATGGATTGGATCTTGTATTAATAGATTACCTTCAGCTCATAAGAACTACATTGAATACAAGCAGCAGGGAACAGGAAGTAGCTTATATATCAAGAGAAATAAAAGGGTTGGCCAAAGAATTAGGAATTAACATTATTGCATTATCGCAATTGTCTAGAGCTCCAGAGCAAAGGGCAGACCATAGACCTATATTATCAGATTTAAGAGAATCAGGATCAATAGAACAGGATGCAGATGTAATTCACTTTTTATATAGGGACGAATATTACAATAAGGAATCAGAAGATAAGAATATAGCAGAAGTTATTACAGCAAAAAATAGAAACGGAAGAACTGGAACTACAAAACTTGCATGGTTAGGCCATTATCAAAGATTCGGTTCTCTAGACGTTATAAGGAGATAGGTGGATGGATAAGAAGAATGAAATTATAGATAAAGTTGTTAAAGCATATTTTGAAAAGCCTGATAAAACTTTAGAAGAAATTTTTAAGGAATATACAAAAGGATTTTCGGATGATAAAAGAAGAGCTTTCTATAAAAAAATAAAAGAAATAGTAAATTGAAGTACTTGCAGGACTAGGAGCGTTGGCAGGGGTTACGAATTGTTAATGTTAAGGTTACTGCAATAAAAAAATATGCAAGGGGAGCAATCCTCTTGTAGTAAATAAGGTGTAAGTATGGATATTAAGATAGATAAAACAATTGAATATAAATTCCTAGAAGCATGGGAAAAAGGAATAGATGATAAAAATGTGATAATTACTAGCAAAAAAAGTGGTGAAAGCTACAAAATTGATATATCAGAAAAGCAGAATAAATTAAAGTTTTATAATCCAGTAATAGCTAATTGGCAGTCATGTACTTATGTGTTGCCAGAAGAGATATTTGATGTGTGGTATGTGACTAGAGAGAAGTATATTTAGGAGGTGCGGAATGGAAGACATTATATTTAAAATACAACGATTGTTAGCATTAAGTAAAAGCTCTAACGAAAATGAAGCTCAGAATGCTATGATGATGGCTCAAAGACTGTTAGTAAAGTATAAGTTATCAATAAAAGATGTTGAGCAATATAAAAAGGATTTTATAAAAATAGATGAAAATAGAACAGGAATAAAGTTCAGAGGTTCGAATTGGAAAGCAAACTTATCAAAAATAATAGCAGATAACTTTGGTTGCTATCTATTTTATAGGACAGGAAGAACACATGAAATATGCTTTTACGGAAAAGAAGAAGACGTAATAATTTGCAACATAGTGTTAGAGTATGCTATTAAATCGATTAATTCAAATGGAGATAAGCTGATAAAAAAGCTTAAGCAAGATAGGAGAAGAAAGCATTTTAATGGAATAAAGAATGACTATGCTTTAGGTTTTGTTAAAGGATTAGATGAAAGGTTTAAAGAGCAGCTCAAATCAAATGAGGAATGGGCGTTAGTTTTAGTTAAGGATCAAGTTGTAATAGATGGCTATAAAGATTTCTCAAGTAACTTTGGAACAATTCAAACGCAAGTAAATTTTAATAAACATCTATTTGCATTTAAGCTTGGGAAAGAAGATGGTAAGAATTTTGATATTTCAAATAAGATTGAAAATGAAGTTGAAGAAACTGAATTATTAGGGTGAGTAGTTCAGCAGTTGTAGAGAGGAAAAGTAATGAGGTATACAAAGAATGAGTTGGAATTAGCTATGTATTTATTACTTGATGAAGTGTTACCTTCTATAGAATGTGAGAAGGTTAAAAAAGAAGGCAATTGGGATTGTCATAGATGCGATGAATGTATGAAAAATCAATATATAAAAAGAATTAAGAATGGCGAGTTGCCAAGGATTGTAACGGGAAAGTAATTTTGAATATGTAGAAAGGGTGAAGCAAATGAGTGAAAATGTATTTTTCAAAATAGATGGTGAATGGTTTACTGATTTTATAAGGACTTTATATTACGCAGATGATAAGAGCTATGAGGAATGTAAAGAAAAATTATTATTAAGCTTATGTTTAGAAGATATTTCTAATGACGATAAAGAAGAATTAGCACAAGCAATTATATTTGGGGATAAAAAATTCATTGGAGTTAACAGCCTTGAATTGGTAGATGACACAGATTTCGATGTTTACAATTACAGCAGATTTTCAAGACCAAAGTTTAATGAGAATTGTCGAGGAATAAGAGGGATACTCACAAAAGAAGGAATATTTGTTCCCTGTGAATTCCAAGGTCATGCAAGTACGATTGATAAAATAGGAATTGATAAATGCAAAGGTGCATTACAATTTTGGATGGGATTAATGGGGGCTGGAGTAAGTAAAGATGAACAAAGAGACAACATAACTAAGCAACAACAAAAATTCTTTTATAAGAATATACATTATATGCATCCAGAGCAAACCAGGGATTGGGGAAAATTAGTTAAACATGAAAAAATAAGAGAGAAATATAAATTAGATTACTAGTCTTATTGCACAATATTAAAACAGTATGTAGAAAGGAGTAATTAATTTATGGATAAAATGAGTGAAGAGCTAATAAAGGAAATAGAAAAAGCTTTAAATATAAAATTTTATAAATGGCAACGTAAGTATCTTTTAAATGAGCCAATGTTGATAGATATGAGGATGACTGGGAGATGTACTGGAAAGACTTTTGTGTATATTATAAAGAAATTATTTGAATATCCAGAACCACTTGTACTAAAGCATAGAACTGAAGTGTTAAAAGTTGCTGATTGGTGGTGTTGTGATAATAGAGAAGATAGTGCATTGAGAAATCCTTATTTGGATTGGTACAAGCAGGAATTAAAGAGTATATATGATAATCTAAACAAGGCAGGAATTATTACTAGAAAGGTTATTTTTCATTAGTAATACTAAAATAAAGGTGTTCATCACGAACACCTACCTCAATTAGAGAATAGACCTTGGAACGTTAGTTCTCTAATTACCTATCTAAATTATACCATATTTTATAAAGGATAGGTGATATAAATGGGAGAAATAAAAAATCAATTTGAATTATATAGAGATAGAGTTTGTAAAATTGAAAATAAGAGTATTGAAATAGAAAATTTAATTATTAGTGGATTAGATGAAAATGATGAAAGAATTCAAAAATTAAAATTAGATATAAAAAAATTAGAATTAGAAAATAAGAAGATAGATAACATATTAAAATTACTTCCTGAAAAAGATTATAAAGTTATAAGTCTTATTTATATACAAGGTAAAGAAAAAAAGAAAGTAGCACAAGAATTAGATAGAACAAAAAGGCAAATAAATTACAGTATAAACAAAGCGTTAATAAGGATTTCAAAAGGATTAATAGAGTAAAAGTGTCATATTTTTGGCACTTTTTTGTTGCACTTTTGTCTTAATTTTGTTCTTTTTTTGTAGCAAAAATTTCTCGAAAATTTCTCACATTTGTAATCTGAATCATGATAATATAGGTACATAAATAAGTAATAAACACAAAATACAAGTTCATATTTCTCATTTTACTTTTATAAAAATAAGGAATGTCCAGTCTTATGGTTTGGGTGAACTATATTCATTTTTAAGGTGGTGGAGCTTTTGGAAGCTAAAGCGGATAAAAATCCAATAGAAGAATTGTATTTAAAGGGATATGATGCAAATCAAATCTCTAAGAAGTTAGGGAAAAAAGTTGAAGCAGTTAGAAAGTACATCCAAAGAAACTTTAGTCATTTGAAACATAAACATGATATAGCAGTTGTTCAAAGACGTGAAAGTATAAAGGCTACGAATTATGAAGCTAATAAATACATGGGTGATAGTACATTTATAAAAAAGAATAGATCAATATATAAAACTAAACCTGATGGAGATTTGGTAATCAACAGAGAAGTCGCTCCAATTGTTACATGGGATACACCTAAGAGGTTGGTTAATGAAAATAAAGTGATATAGAAATTAAAGAGTTGTTATATTAGAAAATAATATAGCAGCTCTTTTTAATTGCATTTTAGGAGGGAGTTTATGAGGGTAAAAGATGTTTTAAGAGAAACTGACATTGGAAATTATAAAAAGCTTATGGGAATGAAAAATAAAAAGAAAAGTGAGAAACTAAGTGAGCGTGATATAAGAGAACTGATGTCTCATAGTTCATATACAAGACACAAAGGAGCGATAAAGCAGGTGAAATAATGGAGGAAAGAATAAGAGATTGGGAGAAGGGTACATCGAGTCCTATTCCACAACAAAAATACGAGAAATTCAAAGAAAAACTAATTGAGTATAGTGATCGAAATAAAGAACGTAACTTAATGTTGTTTATTTTAGGCAGAACAACTGGATATAGATTAGGTGATTTAGTTGGATTAACTATAGGACAAATAAAAGATGCTTTAGAAGATGGATGCTTCATTATTCAGGAGAGCAAACAATATGAACAATGGAAATCTATTTTAACTAAAAATCCAAATAAGAAAAAGCCTGAGCCAAGAGAAGCTCTAATTGGTAGAAATTTAGAAAAGTATTTAAGACAATATTGCAAAAGTAAAAAACGCTCTGAATACGCATTTCCATCTAATAAAGGCAATGGGAACGAACATATAAGTCAAAAGGCTTTTAGTGCTTTACTAACTGAGGTAGGAAAAAGCATTGGACTTAAAAATATTTCAGGTCACAGTCTAAGGAAAACATACGCTACTAAAATTTATGAAGAATCAAATAAGGATCTAGAGCAAGTAAGAGTTGCATTAAATCATCAAAGTATAGAAGAAACTAAAAGGTATTTAGGAATAAAAGAGAAGATGAAAATTAATGCAGCACTAATAGCAGATTCGGATATTTGATTTTTTATTTTATTATCTTTTAGGTAAAAAATAAAATGGTGCTCATTTGAAGTGAGTATAAAAAATTATTACTAATATATGTGCCTTAAAAATGGTATCAGTAATTCTCCATGTTATTACCTATTAACTGATAAACAGAAAAATAGACATAAGGCTAGTATTATCAATACTTTAACTACATTTGCAGTAGACCATAAAAAATATAAAAAAAGGTGAGGTTTTAAAAGTTGGGAAATACACCGAAAATCAAGGCATTTAAAATCATGATTGTCTAAATGGAAAGGAGGTGTTTTTACATGGCAAAAAGCAAATGGAATGAAGTTAAAGAAAAACTGGCAGACGTTGAATTATGGGCATCTATGGGATTGTCTGAAACGCAAATCGCTTATAATTTAGGCATAAGTAGAGCGACCTTAGAGAACTATAAAAGAGATCATTTAGACATTTTAGAAAGTTTAAAAAGGGGCAAAAATCAGGCTGATTTCAAAGTTGAAAATGCATTATATAAAAAGGCTACTGGATATGAAGTTAAAGAGACTGTAGCGGTTAAATTAAAAGATATTTATTATGACGATAGAGGCAACAAATGTCAGAAAGAAAACTTAGGTACAGTTGAAGTAACAAAAGAGATACCAGCAGATGTTCAGGCAATTAAGTTCTGGCTAATCAATAGAAAGCAAGGGCGATGGAAGGATAACCCTACAAGAGCTGAGATAGATAAAGCATTGCTGGAGATTAAGAAAGAGGAAGCAGATGAGAGAAAAAAACTTATGAAAGAATGGAATGAGTGATGATATGTAAAAGATGCAGTAGGTGTGGTAAGAGAATACAAACAGGATCTAAATGTAACTGCTCTCAAAAGAGATATAAAGAATATGATAAAGACAAAATTAATAGCAAAGAAAAGAAATTCTACTCAAGTGATCAGTGGAATAAGATCAAAGATAAAGCAAAAGAGTTATATGAATATATCGATATTTATAGTTATTATGTCTCAAATAAATTAGAGTATGGTCAAACAGTCCATCATATTGTACCTATTAAAAGAGAATGGGAAAAGAGATTTGCTCTAGATAATCTTATATATCTGACGGAAAGTAATCATAGAGTTATTCATAATAGGATGGAGAATGGTGAATATAATGAGGTTATTAATGAATTAAATGAGTTAGTAGCTAGATTTAAAAAAGAATTTGATATAGAGGAATAATAGCATAGGGGGATGCCGAAAATGTTTTTAAGATAAATTTCTAGACCGCACCCCCAGCTTTCATTTCTCAAAAATCCCAATAAAAAATTTAAATAGTAAATTTCAAATGAAAGAAGGTGTAAAAAATGCCAAGGGGAAGAAAGCCATTAGAAATGCAAAGGAAGCATTTAACTAATGAAGAAAAAGTCCAGAAGGAACAACAGGAAGAAATGTTGGTATTAGGGAAAGAGCAATTGAAAAAAGCACCTTCTTGGCTTATCGATGATATTGCAAAAAAAGAATTTAGAAGAGTTGTTAAGGAGATTGATAAAATTGATATACTTGGAAATCTAGATTTGAATAATTTGGGTGGATATTGTAATTCATATTCGTTATATCTAAAAGCTACAGCTGAATTGCAGGATAAGCCCCTAATATCAAAGAAAATGACAAAGTCAGGTATTATAACAGTTGAAAATCCATTAATAAAAATTCAAAAAAATTATGCAGAAGAAATGAGAAAGTTTGCTTCACTTTGTGGGATGACTATTGATAGTAGATTAAAAGTTGCTACAGTTAAAACTAGTAAGCAGCAAGAAGATATTACAGACGAGTTCGGTGATATTTAGTGACTATTAAAGAAGAGCTAATTAAATATGCTAATGATTGTTTAAATAATATAATCCCAAGTGGCCAAAAACATAAATGGGCATGTCTAAGATTTTTAAATGATATAAAAAATTCTGAATTAAATATATTAAGTACACCATTTGAGTATTACTGGAATGAAGAAGAAGCTAATAAGATTGTTAAATGGTTTGGATATTTAAAGCATAGCAAAGGCGTATTAGCAGGTCAATTTATAACTTTAAATACGTGGCAAAGGTTTTGCTTATGTCAGATTTATGGATGGGAGCATAAAGAAACATATTTAAGGAGATTTACAAAATCTTTTATAGAAGTGGCTAGAAAAAATGCTAAGTCACAAATGGAGGCTGGAGTAACACTCTATGAAATGTCTACAAGGGCAACTAAGAATAAAGAAATTTATGAGTGTTATTGTGCTGGAGTAAAAAGAGAACAATCAGAAGTTATATTCAATGAATGTAAGAATATGTTAAAGGGGTCTCCACTAAGAGGCAAATTTAAAATAACAAAGAACAGTATACAGCATGTAAAAACTACTAGCAGCTTAAAACCGCTTAACAAACAAGACGGTAAAGAAGGGGATGGAAGCAATCCAGCTTTACTGGTATTAGATGAATATCATCAGCACAAGACAACTGAGTTTTATGACCTAGGGTTAGGTGGTAATACTAAAGAAAGTCTATTAATGATTATTACTACTGCTGGAGTTGATTTAACTTACCCATGTTTTACTCAAGAGTATACTTATTGTTCAAAGATATTAGATCCAAATGTGGATATTGATAATGAAGAATATTTTATTGATATATGTGAAATAGATGAAGATGATGACATTGAGGATGAGGAAAGTTGGAAAAAAGCGAATCCAATTAGAATGACATATGATGCAGGTATTAAAAAAATACGTGGAGAGTATAAAATCGCCAAAGAAATTCCTGAAAAGATGATTGCATTTCTAACAAAATGCCTTAATAAATGGGTACAAGCCAAGGAAAATGGCTATATGAATATGGCTAAATGGAAGAAATGCGAAGTAAAAGAGATACCTTATGATCTAAGAAATAGGGTAGTATATGTTGGATTTGATATGTCAGCGAAGATAGATTTAACTTCGGTGGCTTTTATTATACCTATTTTAAGTGATGAGTTAGATTCTAGTGGTAAGAAAATAGTAAAATACGTTTGTTTTAGTCATTCTTTTATACCTAATCGAACAAAACTAAGGGAAAGGATGGCAGTAGATAAAGTTCCTTATGATTCATGGGAAAGGTCTGGTTATTTAACTATAACTAATACTGAAATAGTAGATCAGCAACAAGTTATGGATTATGTATTAGAAACTTGTAAGAAAAATAACTGGAGAATAGAAACATTATGTTTTGATCCAGCAAATGCAAGTAAAATGATGATTGATTTAAGCAATGAGGGTTATGTAGTTGAAGAAGTCTTTCAAAGTCATAAATCTTTAAACGAATCCACACAAGGATTCAGAGAACAGGTTTACTGTAGTAATGTTATCTATACCAATAATCCATTATTAAATTATGCAATGAGTAATGCAGTAATAAAAACTAATAATGGTCTTATAAAAATTGATAAAGATGCTACAACCAAAAGAATTGACCCAGTTGATGCTCTATTATGTGCCTTTAAATTAGCACTATACCATGAATTTATAGACATAACTGATACAGATGAGTGGCTAGAGAAAGATGAATGGTAAGGAGGTGATAAAGCAAATGGGAGTTATAAGTAAAATAAAGAATACTTTTAAAAATCAAGCAACATCTGAAGCTGAAACGATAGGAACTAATCCAACGCTAGAACAGTTAGAAAGCTTTTTTCATACAAGCATAGAAGAAATTTCTAACTCTAAATTAACAAGTGCATCGTATTATGCATGTATGCAAATAAGATGCAATGCAATTGCAAAATTACCAATTAAGTTAATGCAAGAAACTGAAAAAGGTGCAAATAAGGCAGTTGACCATAACTTATATAAGCTTTTAAAGAAAAGGCCAAATCCATTTACTAACGCACATGATTTTTTGTGGGCAACAGAATTCCAAAGATTAGAGCATGGTAATTCATTTTGGGTAATGGGAAATGATATTAAGGGGAATATAACTGCTTTATATTTGTTAGACAGTACAAGAGTTCAAATTATAGTAGATAATACAGGAATATTAGATAAGAAAAATGCAGTTTATTATTTATATTCAGATAGTAAAAAAGGAGAATTACTATATACAAGTGATAATATAGTGCATTTTAAAAATTTCAGCATGGATGGGTTGAAAGGCACGAGCATTAAAAAATATATTGCTGATGTAATAGCAAATGAGCAATATTCTAATAAAATTTTAAAAGACAGGTATAAAAATGGATTACTAGACCCGATAATTGTTCAATATATTGGTGATTTGAATGATGCAAAACAACAGAAGATTAAAAAGAAATTTGCTGATATGGGTGGAGCTAAAAATGCTGGCAAGGTTGTACCTATTCCAACCGATTTTAAGGTTGAGCAATTAGAAACTAAATTAGTCAACAGTCAGTTCTTTCAATTGCAAGGGCTAACAACAAGACATATTGCTAATGCATTTGGAGTCAAAGGATTTCAGCTTAATGATATGGAGAAGAGCACATATAACAACATAGAACAGCAGAATAAAGCATTTTACAGCGATACGTTGCAGAATACTTTGACTACTTATGAGCAAGAAATGGATTATAAATTACTTACTGAAGACGAGCAAGATGAGGAAGGTTATTATTGGCAGTTTAATGTTGATAGCATTTTAAGAAGCGATTTAGCTAGTAGGACAGCATCTTATGTTGCAGGCATAAATAATTCCTATATGACTATAGCTGAAGTAAGAAAAAAAGAAAATTTATCTTATATAGAGGGAACAGATCAGTTAATTGTAGGTAATGGCGCAAGTATTTTCTTAAAAGATTTAGGAAAACAATATGATAAAGGTGGTGGTAATAGTGAGTAGGTTAAGTTATTTAAAAGTTAAAAATTCAACAGATACTAGCGCAGATATATATTTTTATGGAGATATAGTTGGTGATGAGTGGGAAAAGTGGTGTGATACAGATACTTGCCCAAAAGATATCATTGATGCACTTAGCGAAGCACAAGGGAAAGATTTAAATATTTATATAAATAGTGGCGGTGGGTCTGTATTTGCTGGACTTGCTATATATAATATGTTAGTCAGAGCAAAAGGTAAGAAAGTATGTTGCATTGATAGTTTAGCCGGATCAATAGCAAGTGTAATTGCAATGGCGGCTGATGAATTGATAATGCCAAGTAATTCATACCTCATGATTCATAAACCTTCAAATATGGTTTGGGGAAATGCAACAGAAATGCGAAAAATGGCTGATGATTTAGATATTATTCAATTAGGAATTGAGGATGTATACAAAAATAAGCTTAAAGATGGCGTTGATATAGAAACCATAAGAACTATGATGGAAGATGAGACTTGGCTAACTGCAAGTGAAGCCGAAAAATACTTCAATGTTAAAGTGGTTGAAGGGAATAAAGCTGTGGCTAAATTGGACTTAAACAATTTAAAGAATTATAAAAACATACCGAAGGAATTTAAAGATAAAATCCAAAAAGGTGGTCGTGACGAACACCTACAACTAGATAATGAGTTAAAAAATAAACTACAAATTGAGCTTGAGTTGCTTAATATGTAGTTTTTTTGTACTAAAAATTTCAGATAAGGAAGTGTATTAAATGAAAAAAAGTATAGCAATGAAAAATAGTCTAGAAAAATTAAAGAATGAAGCTCAAGTGTTATTAGATAATAACAAAGTTGAAGATGCTAAGAATAAGATGGAAGAGGTTAGAACATTAAAGGCAGCTATTGAAGTTCAAGAGGAACTTGAACAAGAAGAAGAAGCAATATTAGCTGCACAAGCAGAAGCTGAAAAAGAGTCAGAAGAAGGATCAACAAAAGATTCTAAAAATAAAACAAAAGAAAATGCCAATATGATAAGAGCAATGCTAAAGAAAGTTACAGGTAAAAAGCTAACAGAAGCTGAAAATGCATTGATATTACCTACTACAACAGCTCCAGAAGGAACAAATGGAGAAGGTTATATATTACCGCAAGATATAAGAACTTTAATTCAAAAGAAGATAAGACAATATAAGTCTTTAAGAGATGTATTGGGGTACATGCCTGCTGGAGCATTGACAGGATCTTTTCCAGTTGAAAACTTTGAGACTGTATCAGGATTAGTAGATTTTGCTGATGGTACAGATGGAGAAGATGAAGAAGAAATTAAATTCAAAAATGTAAAATTCTCATTACAAGAGAAGGCGGCATTCATAAAATTATCAAATACATTATTATCGTTAACAGATAATGCTTTAATTAATTATGTAGTTGATGTATTTGCAAGAAAGGCTGTAGTAACAGAAAATATTATGGGATTAGCAGCATTAAAGTCTAATAAAACAGTAAAAACTATTGCTGATTGGAAGGCATTAAAATCATCTATAAATAAAGATTTAGATCCAGGAGTATTATTTGGAACTGTTATAGTTACTAATCAAGATGGATTTGACGTTCTTGATGCTGCTTTAGATTCTTTTGGAAGACCAATATTGCAACCAAATCCAGCAAATCCAACACAATCTTTATTCAAAGGTTATCCAATTGCAGTTTATTCGAATACTATGCTACCAACAACAAATGGTAAAGCCCCTATTATTTATGGAAACTTAAGTTGTGCAGTATGCTTTGTAGATTTAAATGGTCAAATAGCATTTGCAACTTCAAGTGAAGCAGGATTTATGAGTAATACTACTATTGCAAGGCTTATAGAGTTCATAGATATAGTACAATGTGATAACTCTGATAAGTGCTATATATATGGAGAAATATCAGTTGAACCAGCAGCTTAATTTTAGGGCTTAATGCCCTTCCTTCAGGGGGTGGAGGTAATATGGATTTATTAACAATAAAGAGTTTTTTAAGAGTGGATTTTGATGATGACGATGAATTAATCAAACTATTTATTGAAGTTGGGAAAAAATATATTACAGATGGATTTGCAGAATACAGTGATGAAAGCCCATCACATAAGTTGTTATTATTAAAGGCTATTAAAACTTTATATGATGGTAGAGATGATAATAATGACAGAGTTTATTTGAGTATAAAACTTCAAGAAAACTTAGGTGGCTTAGATGGATAAGTTAGCTGATAGATTAAATAATAGAATAGAAGTTTGGGGGAAAGTTAAATTCACTAATGATTTCTTAGAAGAAGATTATAAATGGGATAAATTAAAATCTGTTTGGAGCGAAATAATTCCAACAGGTGGAAGTCTAGCAACTGGGCAAGGTGATACTATTTATGCAAAAGTAACTCATAAAATTACTGTTAGAGATAAATCTATACCCAATTTATCTAATGATATGTATTTTATGTATAAAGGATCACGATATGATATTAATTTCTTTCAACCGAATTATAAATATAAAGATGCCATAGAGATTATGTGTACTTTGGTTATACAAAGCCCAAAGGATTTGGGGGTGCAAGAAGATGGATGATGGCTTTGACTTTAAAGAATTAGATTCGTTTCAGAAACAAATGTTAGATGTTGCTAATGATACAATGCCTAAAGAATCTAAGAAATTTATTAGAAAAGAAGGTACTAAGTTAAGAAAAAATACAGCTAAAAAGGCAAGACAAAAGGTAAAGAAGAAAACAGGTAAATACTTTAAATCTATTAAACGAGGAAAGGTTTATTATTATAAGGGTAATTTATCTATAAGGGCTTATTCCAATGCTCCACATGCACACTTAATAGAAAAAGGACATAGACAAGTAACTAAAGATGGTAAAGAAGTCGGTTGGGTAGATGGACAACATATTTTCGAGGATTCTCAGAAGGAATTTGAAAATGAGTATTTTGAAGATAATGAAAAATTCGTAGAAGAACTAGTAAAAACCTTATTAGTAAATAAGTTGAAAGGCTAAGAGTATATGATAAAATTAAATGAAATAAGAACAGCAATTAATAATACTATTGTTAATGCACTAAAAGGTACTAAGTTTGAAGGAATTAAGCCTACGGCAATAGATTTTACAGACGGAATACCAAGGCCATCTATAAGAGTAATCTTTGATAATTCTAGAACTGGAAAATTTAATAGTAATTTAAAAGAGAGAACCCTAACTGTTAGGGTTTATTTTTATGCTGAAAATAAGGATAAATACAGAAATGACAATATAGAAATGCAAGATATATTGGAAAATGTATTTTTAGAAGATGTAAAAGTTACTGATACTTTTTATATGCCACTTGCAGAGGATGGAGAAGTTGAATGTGAGGTAGTTGATACAGTACTTCAATGTAGTTTCGATATATATAGTCTAGAAGATATATATGATGATTCCAATTTAGAGCCAATAGAAGAAATAGAACTAGAGTTAAATGTAGATAATGAGGAGTGACGCTAAATGGCAATAACAATGCCTACAATAGATGTAACTTTTAAGCAACTAGCAGCAAGTGCTACTGAGAGAAGTGAAAGAGGTTACGCAATATTAATTGTAAGAGATGATACAGATAAATCTTTTAATTATAAAGAATACAATCTTATAACAGATGTAGAGGAAGAAGATTATACAAATAAAAATTTACAATACATTAATGATATATTTACTTTCAATCCTTACAAAGTATGTATTGTAAGAATAGATGCAACAGCAACAGAAGGTAAAACACTTCCAACTATATCAGATGCATTAATGATTGTACAAAATAATGTTAAAACTGGATGGATAACGGTAGCAGATGGCACAATAGAAGATTTTGAAACATTAGCAAGTTGGATTAAAGGACAGGCTGTTAGGAAGAAAAATTATAAATCTGTTTGTTATAAATTAGCGACTGAACCAGATGAAAAACACATTGTTGATGTAGAGTCACAAAAAGTAACTTTTAACGATGACAGAGGAGAGCAAGAAGGATTAACATATTTACCAAGTTTAATAGGCATTTTAGCAAGTTGTAATATAACTAGAAGTTCTACCTATTTTGTATGTGGTAATCTAAAGAAAGTAGAAGAAGTAGCGGATAAAGATGCAGCATTGCAAGCAGGTAAATTTATTTTATTTAATGATGGTGATGGAGTCGTAAGAATAGCACAAGGGATTAATTCTATGATAACTACAAATGGAACAACAGCTACAGAAGATATGAAATTTATTGAAACCGTAGAAGTAATGGATATGATCCAGGATGATATTAATACAGTTTATAAAGATTATATAGGAAATTATAAAAATAAATATAATAATCAAGTTCTTTTAATAAGTGCTATTAATGGTTATTTTAGCAGTTTGGCAGATGAAGACATATTAGATTCAGAATACGAAAATAAATCTGATGTAAATGTAGAAACACAAAGAAAAGCTTGGATAGCAGTTGGGAAAGAAGAAGCTAAAGATTGGACAGATATTCAGGTCAGAAAAAATACATTTAAAAGAAAAGTCTTTTTAGCTGCAAATATTAAAATACTTGGAAATATGACTGATTTAGATTTTGATATTAATTTATTCTAAGAAGGAGGTGTTCGTATTGGTAAATGTTAATAGAATTTTAAAGGGTAATAGTGGAAATGTATGGTTAAATGGAAAATTACTAGCTACACTTAAAACTATAAAAGCTACCGTAAAAGGAGACTTTGAAAGTGATAATTTTATAGGGGATAATGCAAATTATTCTATTTATAATGGATGGAGTGGAGATGGAAGTTTAACTTTAGAAAAAATAGATAGTGCATTATGGAAAATATGTGCAGATGCCTATAAATCTGGAGTCATGCCAGATATTAAAATAATTACAGCTCTAACAGACCAATCTACTGGTAAAGCTGAAAGGGCTAGTATAGAAAATATAACTTTCACACAATTTGATTTAGTAAACATGGAAGCGAAGAAAATTGTAAGTGAAGATTTTAGTTTTACATTTTCTAATTATGAGGTGTTAGAAGCTATTGCATAGATCAAAAGGATACTGTGATAAGGTATCCTTTTAAATTTATTAAAATGAGGAGAATCATAATGAGTAAAGAAAGCAATAAAAAGGCAACATTAAAAGATTTTTTAGCTAAGAAATTAAATAAAGAGCAGGAAGCAAATAAAACTACGGACATATATGTTACTAGTATGGATAGAACTCTTACAGTTAGAAAGCCAAAGGATTCAGATATAATGGATCTAATAGATGATCTCGGGGATAATCCTAAAAACAGTGTAGCATCTAAAGAAATATTGCATCTATTTTATAATTATTGTCCAGAACTGCAAGATGTAGAACTACATGAGGCATTGGAGATAAAAGACCCTTATGATACAATTGACGTCCTTTTTGACTATAAAGACAAAAATGAAATAATAAAACAATTTTCTGAATTTATAGGAACAGCCAAAAAGATTGAAGAAGTAAATGAAGAAATAAAAAACTAATTAGCACCAATGGAGATGCTAATTTAATAGCATTTTACGTGGTGCGTGGCTATAAATTAGAAGATTTATTAAACATGGGTTTCTTAGAGAGGCAATTTTTATACTATGCTAGACTAGAACACTACAATGAAGAAGCAGCAAAATATAAAGCATTGAGAGGTGTTGAATAGTGGCAAGTAAAGCTATAAGTGCAATACTAAATTTAAAAGATAATTTCAGCAACAGCTTAAAAAACATTAGTAACAATACTGGTTCTTTTAAAAAGGATTTAAAGGATACTGGGAACGAAGCTAATAACATGAAGAAAACTGTAAGTGATGCATTTAGCACTATTAAGCAGTCTGTCTTACGTGGTATTGGTTTTGGTGCTGGTATGGATATTTGGGACACCATGAAAGAAGGTATAGTTGAAACTGTAACATTTGGTTCAGAACTCCAAAAATCATTAAATGGAGTAATGGCAGCTAGTGGACTTACTACAAATGGGATAGAACAAATGAAAAATGTTATGGTTGATATTTATAATGATAATTTTGGAGAAAACTTTGAAGATATAGGCGAAGCATTAAAAGCAGTAGGAGAGCAAACAGGATATACTGGAGATGGTTTAAAAGAAATAACTGAAAATGCGATAGCTTTACGTGACACGTTTGGTTATGAAGTAAATGAGTCTGTTAGATCTGCATCAACTTTAATGAAACAATTTGGAATAGATGGTGATCAGGCTTTTAATTTAATTTCACAAGGAAAACAAGGTGGATTGGATTTTAGTGGAGAAATGTTAGATTCTATTAACGAATACAGTGTGCAATTCAAAAAACTTGGATTAAACGCCGAAGATATGTTTAATGTATTCTCAGCAGGATCACAAGAAGGTGCTTTTAATTTAGATAAAGTTGGAGACGCAGTTAAGGAATTCTCTATTAGAGCCGTAGATGGAAGTAAAACAACTCAAGATGGATTCACTCAACTTGGATTTGATACAAATGCTTTAAGTGCTAAGTTTTCTCAAGGTGGTGATACTGCTAAAAATGCTTTTGAAGATGTTATAACAGCACTTTCAAGTATGAAAGACCCTTTAAAACAAAGTCAAGTAGGAGTTGAATTATTTGGTACTCAGTTTGAGGATTTAGGTATTAATGTAATTGAAAGTTTAGGGAATGTTGATGGAGAAATAAGTCAGACTTATGATGCTCTATCTTCAATTAAAAATATAAAATACAATGATATCGGCAATGCATTCCAAGGAATAAAAAGACAACTGCAAACCAGTATATTAATTCCAATTTCAGATGCTGTATTACCACGTCTTAATGATTTTTCTAATTGGTTTAAGACTAAAATGCCTGGTGTTAAAGATACTATTTCAAATGTAGCAGATGATTTTTTTAGCATTGGTGGTTCTATATTGGATAAAGTATTACCTTCGGTTTCAAACTTAGGTAGTTCCATTGGAGATTTAGCTAAAACAATATATGATAATGTTGCGCCTGCTTTTAATTCTATTAAACCTGATAATTGGAATTCAGTAGGTGATGCAATAAAAGATATAATTGATAGAGCTACAGAAGTAGTTAATTTTATAAATGATAATTGGCCTACAATAGAACCTGTTGTATATGGCATAATTGGAGCAATTACGGCATGGCAGTTAGCCATTGTTGGAGTTAATACTTGGATTGGAATTACAACATTTGCGACTAGTGCATGGAGTACAATAGAGTTGATGATTTGGGGGATACAAAATGCTACTACAGCGTGGGAAGGAGCACAATGGTTATTAAATGTGGCTATGGATGCGAATCCAATAGGAGTTGTAACACTTGCAATAGCTGGCTTAGGATTTGCAATATATGAAGTTGTAAAGCATTTTCAAGAAATATGCGATTGGGCAAAAAAAGCGTGGGATTGGCTTACTAAATGGAATGATACAGATGCAGCAAACAAGGAAGTTACTGTTACTTCATATGGAGTTAATGGTGGTAGTGATGATACAAATTTAAATAGTAGTGTTTTATCTTTTGGGAAAAATGCAACTGGAACAAATTATTGGAAAGGTGGTTGGACTACTGTTAATGAAGGCGGCCGTGGTGAGCTTATTAATTTACCAAATGGTAGTCAGATAATACCTGCCAATAAAACAGATAAATTACTGAATAGTAAAGGTAGCATTTATATTCCGATTACTATTCAGGGAAATGTTATTGGAAATGAGGACTATGCCAATTATATTGGAGCACACATTGTGAATGAAATAAAAACTGTATTACCAAATGTATAGAAAGTGAGGGAGATTAAATATGGCACAACAATATGAAATTTATATAGGAGATTATAACAATACAAATGTTTTAAAATTACCTATATTACCTAAGGAGCTTCCTTCACTTTCTGCAGGAATACAAAATGAAGAATTTAGTACTTATTGGGATGGAAATTATAACTTTATAGAAAAAACTGGACTTTTAAGCTTTACTTTAGAATCTTGGATTCCATTAAAGGCGAGTAAGTATAATTTTTGTAAGAGCAATGTGAATGCACAGCAAGTAATAGATTTAGTAAATAATTCACTAAAAAATACAGAGCCTATAAGAATTTTAATAAATACACCAAATGGATATTATGTAAATGATACTTTTAGCATAGAAAAGTGGGAGTATAAAGCAAATAGACGTGGTGATTTTGATTATAGTTTAGATGTAAAAGAATGGAGAGACTATAATACTATAATTACAGCGACGCCAACTACTGGCTGGAATCAAGATGATACTGGATGGTGGTACGTTTATAACGATAGTGGAGATTATTATAAAGGATGTTGGCAACTTATAGATAATGAATGGTATAGCTTTCAACCTACGGGTTATATTTTGCAATCAAGTTGGTTACAAGATAGCAGCTACTGGTATTATTTAAAATCTGATGGGAAAATGGCTAGGAATGAATGGATGCAGTATAAAGAAAAATGGTATTACTTAGGAGCAGATGGTGCTATGTGGTTTGGAGCAACAGCAACAATTGATGGAGCTGAATATACTTTTGGTGATGATGGTGCATTAATTGAGTAGGAGGATATTTAATGTATAGATTAGTTGTAAACAATACGGATATCATAAGCAATTGCAATAATATAAGTTGGAGTAGTAGTAAAGATGCATTAGGAACTCAATTGCAATTTGACTCTATAAAGGAAATACCCGTTGGAACTGTAGCACAACTCTTTAATGGTTCTAATATAGAAATATTTAGAGGAATCGCATTAAAGCCCACTATGAAAAGATGGACTTGGAGCTATGTATACCAAGACTATTCTTTTTACTTAAATAGAAAAATACCAATAAAACAATTTAATGGGATAACAGCAAGTGAAGCTATAACTTCTTTACTTGGAGAAGTTTATTTAAATGGTGTAATTGTAGAGATTCCAACAATTATAGATAAAATATATTCTAATAAAACCAGAATAGATATTATAAAAGATATCTTAGATATAGCTAAAAATGATCAAGGCTATACTTATATACAAGAATTAGAGGGGAATATTTTCTATGTAAGAAAATTATATGATATGAAAATAAGTCCTAGAATAATGATGCCAAGGGAAATAAATATTGAAATATCTATGGAAAATATGGCAAATAAGATAACTGTTATTTCTGGAAATAATGATGATGCAATAGTGCAAGCTACAGCGGAAGATACATCCCAACAATGGTTTTATGGTGTTTTAGATGAAGTTGAAACAGTAGACGCAGATAATGTAGCACAGGCACAGAATATAGCGAATAATAAGCTTTCAGAATTAAATAAAATAAGCTATAAAAGCACATTTGAAGTAGTTGCAATAGAAAATGGAGATTTAATAAAAGCAAATAGAATTATAAATTTACAAGTTGGTAAGAGGTTAAATGGATATTATAATATAACTAATGCAACTCATACTTTAAATAAAGGACTTCACAAAGTTAATATTACTATTGAATGGTAGGTGATTGTATGCAAGATTATGCCATAGAGTTTGCGAATGAATTAAAAAAAAGAGATAATATAGATCCAGATGAAACTGTTATAGGAAAAGTTATAAATATAAATCCTGTAACAATTTCTATTTATAATGAAACTGTTTTATTAACAGAGAATAAAAATTTATATGTAAGTAAAAATTTAGGTATTGCAACTGGGACTGCAATAGTAAATGGAGAAACTGGAACTAGTAGTATAGATAATAGTTTGAAAATTGGAGATAGGGTTGCTTGTATTCCCACAAATAAAGGACAAAGCTATATAGCAACAGTAAAAGTATAGGAAGGTGGTATTTTTATGTTACCTAGCCAAAGTACTATAAACAGTATTGAAGAATTGGAAAATAATAATGAAGTAAATAGCAAAGGTAAATCTCCTAAATTTGATTTTGATTTAGGGGATTTTGTTGTTAACGATGGGAAAGTAGCAACAACAACAGGGTTAGAAGCTTTAAAACTTTGGATCAGGAAAATATTAAAGACAAAGAAAAACAAATATGAAATTTATAAAACATTAAATGTTAAAAAATATGGAGTTGATCTATTAGAAATAGTTACAAGTAAATATCCATTAACATATATACAAGCACAGGTACAAAGAATTGTAACAGAAGCTCTATTAAAAAATGATGATATAAAAAGTGTAAATAATTTTAAATTTGTAAGGGATAAGCGTTTATTAAATTGTTCATTTGATGTAAATACAGTTTACGGGGCAACAAGTGAAAGAGTGGTGATCTAGTTGAGTGATACTAGAGATGTAATACAAACTAGATTATTAGCCAATATAGATAATAGTTATAACAAATCGCAAGGTGAATTTATGTATGATGCAGAGATGCCAGTTGCAATTGAACTTGAGAGTGCATATACGGAAATTGAAGGCGTATTAGATAAGAGATTTGCAGAAACAGCTACTGGAAAGGATCTTGATAAAGTAGTAAAAGATGTTGGATTAACGCGTAAATTAACAACTCAATCTATTGGGAAAGTTACAATTACTGGAGTGGTCGGTGCTCCTATAAATAAAGGTGAACTAGTAGCTAGTGATAGTGTTAGCTTTGAATTTACAGAAACATTGGTTGTACCTGAAAGTGGGAGTATAGATGTTTCAGTAAAATGTGTGAAATACGGTGAAGTAGGCAATATACCGGTTGGGGCTATTAAATATTTTCCAAAGACACTTTCAGGACTTCAAAAAGTGATTAATAAAGAATCTATTTCTAATGGATATAATGAGGAGACAGATGAAGAGTTAAGAAAAAGATATTATGCCAAAATTCAGACTCCTGCAACGTCTGGAAATAAATATCACTATAAAAATTGGGCATTAGAGGTAACAGGTGTAGGAGATGCAAGAGTTGTACCACTTTGGGCAGGAAATGGGACTGTAAAAGTTGTTATTATAAATTCTAATAAGACTGGAGCAGATAAAACATTAGTAGATAGTGTAAAAAACTATATTGATCCTGTTGATGGAATGGGTGAAGGGCAAGCACCGATTGGGGCAACTGTAACAGTTGTTTCAGCGACTGAAAAAGCAATAAATATAACTGCAAATGTGAGTATAACTAATGGATTTAATCTTGGAATAATACAAACAACTTTTAAGACGTTGGTACTAGAGCATTTACAAAGTATTTCATTCAATGCTTCATATATAAGTATAGCAAAGATAGGAAAAATATTATTAAGCACTGAAGGAGTTATGGATTATTCTGATTTAAAAATTAATGGTACAACATCAAATATTAATTTATCTGATGAAGAAATTGCAGTAATGGGAAATGTAAATTTGGGGGTGATTTGATTTGAATGTAACTCAATTTCATGAGAAGCTCAATAAACTTGAAAATAATATATATGTAATTGAGGAAGTTGTCAAAGTATTAAATGGCGTTTATGAATCAGAGCTACAACATGATAATGTAAATCTAAAGACATTGAATGTTTATACAGGAAGTAAACTTACAGGAAATAAGATTGAAGCATATTTTACATCAACTCCATCATTAACTCCATGGAAAACAATAATTAAAATTTACTCTAATGTAAGCCCGATTTATATAAGCTATGAAACATTAGGAGATCAAGTTGAGGCAGAAGATGTTAATAAACTTCAGGATGCAGTCGTTGAGACTCAAGAAAATCTTAATAGTGAAATTAATAGAGCTACTGGGGCTGAAAAAGTTCTAACTGATAATTTAAATACAGAAATATCAAGAGCAAAGAGTTCAGAAAATACGTTAACAATTAACTTAAATTCTGAGATTACGAGAGCAAAAAGCGCTGAGTCTATTTTAACAACAAATCTGGATTTTGAGATAAATAGAGCTAAAACCAAAGAAAGCTCTATAGATGCAGAATTATCTAATAGATATACAAAAGATAAAGTTTATACAAAGGATGAAGTATTACAAAAGATATCAGAATTAATAAATAACGCGCCTAATGTTTTAGATACATTTAAAGAAATTGCAGATGCACTTGGAAATGATCCTAATTTTGCTACGACTATGACTACAATGTTAGCTGGTAAAGTTGATAAAATTTCAGGAAAGGGACTTAGCACCAATGATTATACAGATACAGAAAAAGCAAATTTAGCAGATACAAATAATAAGAAGCATGAGCATGGAAATAAATCTGTAATAGATGGAATAACAGTCACATTAATTGGATATTGGAATGCTGCTTACACTCATATTACTGATAGTGTTAAACATATTACAAGTGATGAGAGAACCTTATGGAATACTGTGAGTAATAAGGTGGATAAAATAACTGGAAAGAGTTTATCTACAAATGATTTTGATAATAACTATAAAGGTAAAATTGACGGGATTAGCAGTAATGCTAACAAAGTTGAAGTAAGTACAACTAATGGAAATATAAAGATAGATGGCGCTGAAAAAACAGTTTACACACATCCAAGTGGAACTAATCCACATGGCACAACTAAAACTGATGTTGGATTGGGTAATGTAACTAATGACTCTCAAGTAAAAAGAAGTGAAATGGGAGCCGCTAATGGGGTGGCCACACTTGATAGTTCTGGCGTTAATAATCAAGCTCCTAAACCTCATACTCATGATGATAGATATTATACAGAAACAGAGGCTGATAACAAATTTGCAACTAAAGACCAAATATCACAGGCAGGATATGGTGATATGCTTAAAAGTGTATATGATACTAATAATAATGGTGTGGTAGATAAGGCGGAAAAATTATCGACTGCAAGAAAAATAAATTTAAATGGGGATGTTACAGGCAGTGTGATTTTTGATGGGAGTGAGGATGCATCTATTACAACATCTAGTAGACAAATAGCATTTATTGGTTCAGATGCAGCTTCATCTAATGGTTGGTATAAGGTGGCCTCACAAACTATGAATGGTTATGGAAATACTAATATTATGTTTGCAGTATGCTCTACTTATGGTAATTATTATGCAGGAATATTAGAATTACAGATGAGAACGGATAATACAAGTATTAGTTGCCGAGCACTAACATGGCTTAGTAAATATGGTTTTAATATTAATCATTTTATAATTGTAATAAGCGGGATGACTTGGACACTATATGTTTATAGAGATTTTGGACAATATGGTAGATTAGCTTTTGAAATATTATCAAGTTCTAGTATAGGTAACAAACAACAAGCATGGGCACTAAATTTCTCAGACAATAATACTAAAGAAACTAATGATCCAACAGCAACTACTATCAGTTCAGATGTAAAAAAAACATTAACATGGACTGATTTAAAGGGGGTATAGCATGAATTATGGTACAACCCAATATGGCATTAATGAAGAAGATAACATAGATGAGATAAAACTGATATCTCCTGATCTCATGAAATATATGCCAGACTACTATATTACATCTAAAGTTATGAAGGAATTAGAAAGTTCTAATTCGCTGGAGATTGGAAGATTAAATTATAAAATTAGAGATATAAAGAATCAGCTTTGGATAGATACTGCAACATGGGGATTAAGCTACTGGGAAAATGAATATGGAATTGAAACTAATTTATCATTAGGGTATGAACAAAGGCGAGAAGTACTTAAGGCTAAGAAAAGAGGGCAAGGTACAACAACTAAACAAATGATTAAAAATGTAGCTGAAACTTTTTCTGGGGGAGAAGTAAACATAATACAAGATAATCCTAACTATGCTTTTGTAGTTCAATTTGTTGGAGTTAAGGGGATACCAAAAAACATGCAGTTATTTAAAGATATGTTGGAAAATATTAAACCTGCACATTTAGGATACACGATTAAATACACTTATACCGTTTGGAATGTATTAAAAGAAGATAAATTAACGTGTAACAATGCAAAATTGAAGACATGGGATGAGTTAAAAGTTTATGAATAGAAGGGGATGATTAAATGTTAACAACAACAAATTATGGATTGAAAAAGCCAGAAGGGAACGATATTGTAAATATAGACGATTTAAATTACAATGCTGATGTTATAGATACAAAACTAAAAGAAATTAATACAAATTTACCACTTAAAGCTCCACTTGCGTCACCAGCGTTCACAGGAGTACCAACTGCACCAACAGCAAACAATGGTACTAATAATACACAAGTAGCTACGACAGCATTTGTCAATAATGCTTTATCTCCAATTAATACATCATTGTCAGATATGGTGTATCAAACAGCAGGCGGATCTGCTACAGTAATAACACTTACAATTAAAGGAACGTTAGTAAATGGATATCCAATAACTTTCATAGCAAGTGCAAACAATGGCGGCGCTGCAACAACTATAAATGGTAAAAAATTATATAAACCAGGAACGACAACATCACCAAACTTGATATCAGGAAAGGCATATACGGTTTGGTATAATTCAACCGGTGATTGTTTTTTTATCAAAGCTAGTGCAGAAGGTACTGCACTAGCATCTGATGTACGTAAAAATAAAACTTTTAGTAATGATAATGATAATGGTATAGTTGGAGGTCTTGATTTATCTTTATTAGTTCCAGGAAATATAAGAGCAGGTATTACTATAGATGGCGTTACAGGTAAATCTTCTATTGTAGATACAGCAGATGCATTATTAGATTCTCAATATTTGCTAAAAGGATATAGTGGATATGATGATGGAGTTAAAAAGCTTGGAACTCTTGATAATATGACAAGTGCAATTAATATAGGAGGAGCAGATTCGGGTGACTTTTACAACAGTTCTGGAATTTGTGGTGGTGTTGCCACTAATGAATATGTAGGTGCATTTGATCTTTATATTCCAAAGGGGTACTATTCAGGTACCGGCACAAACAGACTACATATTCCGAATTTAATGCCGTGGAATATAGTTAACGGTGTAAATATTGGTTGGAATGGTAAGAGTATCGTTGGGACAGCATCAACTTATCAACATGTATCTGGTGCATTGGATTACACAATACCGAGATATTCAGGAACTAGTTCAAATCACACTTCTTATAGCTATAATATATCTTTAAATTTCGTACCAGATTTAATACTTTGGTTACAAACTTCACCAAAAGGGGCTTATGTTATTTTCCCAGGATTTAGTTCAAGTCCAGACAATTTTTGGTTTTATATAAGCAATCAGGTAATATACTGGTACAATGATTCGGCCAGTAGTTTTAAATTATCAGGTAGTTGGCATGCATGGAAATTTAGTTAGCATTAAGTAAAGGGAAGGTGAAAATCAATGAAAAAATTAGCAATATACAATAAAAATACAGGAGAAATATTATTTACACAATCAGGTGGAACTGAATTAGAAGATAACATATTAACAAATTTATCTTGTGAAGTTCCAGATGGAAAAATAATAAAGTCAGTAAATATTGAAACAAAAGAAGCAATATTTGAAGATATACCAAAATCAGAATTAGAACTTTTAAAGGAACAAGTAAATGACTTAGCACAAGCAAATGCAGAGCTAACAAGTATAGTAGCAATGGGAAAAAACAATGCTTAATATAATAAATTTAATTTTAAGGAGAGTGTTTAAAATGCAATTTAACAAAAATAGTGGATGTGTAAAAGTATGGGTAACATTAATAGTAGGCGGTACTTATGAATATAAGGATGTTCCTAAACTTTTAAATTTACAAGAGCAAGTAAAATTAGTTCTTGTAGATATGGGAATTGAAGAAGATTCAACTACAGAAAGCACTGCATCATAGGAAAATTGGATGCAGTAATTAGATAAAAAGGATATTATAAATTTTTATTGAAATAAGAGTAATGAGGTGATAAAAATGACTAATTTAATTGCTTTTGTTTCAAAATTTGAAGGAATAATTGGCGCATTGATGGGAGTGGTTGCAACACTTATAACCACCCAATTAATTAAGAATTTAGGGAGGGTTGAATTTTACTTTAATGAATATCAGGATAAGCTTTGGCGTTTTGATAGAGGAGGAATAGAGATATTAGATAAAAGCGATGCAATAAAAGCAGATTATTATGATTATAAATTCAAAATCGAATTATATAATAGTTCAGAAAGTATTAGAATCTTAAGAGATTTAAAAATAGGATTTCAATTGGAAGAGAAAATCATCTATGGAAAGCTCAATAATTCTGATAAAACTATACATGATGAGTTTAGAAATACTACTCATGAATTAAATGTAATTAATATCCCGCCAAAACAAATAGTTGAACTTAATATTGAAGGAAGTATAAAGAAGGAAGATTTAACAGATGATATAAATATTAAAGAAGCTTTATTCTTTGCTAAAGATCATAAGAACAAAGTATATAAAAAATTAATAAGGAAATTTTAAAGCATTCATTATGAATGCTTTTTATTATGGAGGAAAATAAATGTTAGAAATATTATTAAGTCTTATAATTACTATTTCGATAACTCAAGCATTAATTATTATGGTTTATATTTTCAAAAGTAAATTAGATTTTAAAAGACAAATTGAAAATAAACTCGGTAAAAAAATAAAATTTAGAGATATTAAATAACCATGGAAAAGACTTACTGAAAGTCATTAATTATTTTCGTTTCCTATATTAGAATTCTGAAATAAGGTAGGTGTAATATGAATGAAGAACTAATAAGAGATAAAATAGAAACGCATGACAAAAGGCTTAATAATCACGGCGATAGGCTTGATAAACTTGAACAGGACGGGAGAGAGCTAAAAACAGAGCTTAAGAACTTATGTGAAAATCTCAAAAACTTAACCAGTATGATGAAGTGGTTTATAACTGCAATGGGAGGAGCTTTAATTAGCTTCTTTTTTTATGCAGTTCAAACAGGAATATTTAATAAATAATTGGAGGTATGTAAAATGATAAGAACAGCATTAAAGTTAATAATTAAGGTATTAGAAAGTAAATTAATTAAAAGTGGGGTTGAAGAGCAAATATTAAAGAACAAAAATTATGTTACTGTAGGAAAAGCTATTTGGAATATAGTAGATGAGAATTTTAGAATAAGCAAAACTGTAGAAGAAAAGATATTATCTAAGGCAGATAAATTTGATGAACTATTATTAGCTAAATTTCCTGAATTAACCAAAGATGATGTGGCAGAAATCAGACAAAGCATTGCTGGGGAGATAAATCAAGGAAAAACTGCTGTTGTAGATAATTCTACCTTAATTAAGCAGCTGCAGGATGATAATACAAACCTAAAAGCTGAATTAGCAGCATTAACAGAACAATTTGATAAAGTACAAGCGTTATTAGTAAAACCTGCTGATGTAAGCACACAACAAGTAACAGCTTAATTCTAGAGTAGCCTTTATGGGTTACTCTTATTTTTATATTTAAAATAAGAAAGGAAGATATAAATGAAAGGTATAGATGTAAGTAATCATAACGGAAATATAAATTTTAACCAAGTAAAAACAGAAGGAGTAGAAGCTGTTTATATTAAAGCTACAGAAGGAACAACATATAAAGATAGTTATTTAGATACTAATTATTCAAATGCACATTACGTAGGACTAAAAACAGGATTCTATCATTTCTTAGTTAGAACCAGTGATCCAGAAACTCAAGCAAATAACTTTTACAATGCTATAAAGGATAAAACGAGTGATCTGATTCCAATGCTGGATATAGAAACTAATTTTGATGGGCTAATGGATTATATATTAAGATTTATTGATAAATTCAAAGAGCTATCTAATATGTCTATAGGTATTTATACTTATACTAGTTTTATGGATAATTTAGATGATAGAATTGCTGATTATCCGTTATGGGAAGCTAATTATAATAGTACTCCATGGCAATTAAATTCTAATTCCTTTACTAATAGAGTAGGGCACCAATATAGTGAAACAGGATCTGTATCTGGTATAAATACTGATTGTGATATGAATGAGTTTAATGAAGGAATACTAAATAAAACTACTGGATATGTTGTTACAAACTATTTACCTAATGGTTATCAAGGAAATAATGAATTTGAAGGTGTTGATTCTGACTATGTACTCCAATATTTTAAAGGAGTTAGATGTTATTTTAGGGGAAATGAAAAGGGCGTTTGGATTGAAACTCAAGTATTGCCAATAGAAAAGTGTAATGAATTAAAGAATAAACTTGGTAGCTGGTTTTATAGTATAGAGTAGCTTTAATGGGCATGGATAATATAAATCCATGCCCATTATTTTTTATAGAATTAAGTAATAATAAGCATGAAATATACAACATATATGAAAAATTATGAGAGAAAATATATTGACACGTGTAGACAATACGTGTTATAATATATTTGTAGGGAGGGAGAGGGAATGAAACCTAAAGAACTTCTAAAAATATTAGAAAAGGAAGGATGGGAGATAAAAAATCAAAGAGGTTCACACATACAACTAATTAATAAAAACAAAAATGGCAAGGTTACAGTTCCTAATCATAATAAAGATTTAAAAACTGGTACATTGAAAAGTATTCTTAAACAAGCAGGGCTTTAAGCCCTCCTTGTTAAAAGGTTGATATAAACAAAATATATACAATTATGAAAGGCGGATATAAGAATGGATAAATACTTGTATTTTGCAACATTTACACCATGTGAAGAAGGTGGATACACAATAACTTTTATTGATCTAGAAGGATGTATAACTGAATGTGATGATATAGAAGAGGGAATGAGAAATGCCAAAGAAGCTTTAGAACTTCATTTATTTGGGATGGAAGATGACGGAGACGAAATTCCAAAAACAACAGAACCACAAAATATAAAGCTAAATAAAGGACAATTTTTGGTTCCAATCAAAGTATATATGAAGCCAGTAAGAGAGGAAATGAACAATAAAGCAGTTAAAAAGACTTTAACTATTCCTTATTGGTTAAATAAAATTGCAGAACAGGAGAAAATAAATTTCTCAGCATTATTACAAACAGCAATCAAAGAAAAATTAGATATAAATAATAAATAAAATATATATAATTATAAAAAAGGGATAGCAGGTAATCTAAAATGCTATCTCTTTTTTATTGTATTAAATTCTTCTAATATGTCTTTCTCTAAAGATTTCATACATGTGTCTATTTTTTTAGATTGTATAGAATAGAAAGCCATATTAATGCATATAAAAGCAAGCAATAATAAACTCAATAAAATCAT